TGTCCCCTTCAACAGGTTTCCAACTCTGGCCGTTCTCGTCCTCCGCAGAGACTATGTTGTGGAGCTGATCTCCGTAGGTGTATTGCTCGTTCTGCGCGCATACTCTCCAGCGTGCGTACCTGGTGTCGTATACAAGCCTCAAATTTGGCTCCGGAGCGTTGTCAAGGCAAAGGCAAAGGTAATACCTTAGCCCGTCCGTGAACGCCGTACAGCGGCTTTCTGCGGCCCTGTTGATGCGGTTCAAATAACCTCGGATACGATCTCCGATAGGCTGCGGCAAGCCGCCAGAGTATGCGTACACGTTGTTTTCTCCAAGCCAAATGAGGACTTCTCCGACTTCGACGACGGTTTTCGCGGACACGCAGCCGATGTCGTTCGAGACGGTCACCAGCTGCTGGTTGTAGTAGTTGTTCCCGTAATACACGGCCATGGCGTCGCGTTTGAACACCGTCACTTGGTCGCGGAAAAACGTCAGCGCCGTGATCTCGCCGCCGTCGGGCGTGTAGAACTGGTCCGTGCCGCTATTCTCCGGCGATGTCCAATCCGTTTCGTCCTGAAACGCGCTGAAAGAAATCTGGTCACCGTCGTGGGCGATATACACGCGCGACAGACTCGACGTGATGAACTTCCCCTTCGGCGCGTCTGATGCGTTTAGATCGGACAGCGTGTTCCCATCCCACACCTTCACATTGTCGGTGCCATTCGTAAGAATCAGCTTGTCGTTGAAGTTGGTCCAGCTCCAATCGGCGTCCGCAAGCCCCGTCGCAATCTGCGTCCACGTTGTACCGCTGCTGTTGTAGGAAAGCACACCGCCGACCGCACGGACCATATGTGCGGTTCCGAACGGCGCCAGAAGCCGAACTTTCCCGGAGCCGGCAGAACCATACCTTGTCCGCCCTTTGCGCACCACGGCCGCCGGATACTCGTCGAAATCGAAGCCAATTTCGTCCATCGTTTCATTGTCGGCGATCGCGAAAAGGGAGACGCCGGTATTGACGCCTCCCTCAAACGATTGCTCGCCTCTCAGTTTTTGTTTTCGCTGCCGCCCTACAATGGCACCCATTGACGCCCGTCACCGCCTTTCTAGTACGGAATCAGGTCCCAATACTTGCCGCCGCTGCGACGATAGCCAACCACACGGCCGCCGCGGCGTATGGAAGGCATGACATCTTTTGCCGTCGGATATTCAGCAAAGTTGAACTTGTACCTCTTCACGTACTGTTGATATAGACGTTGGAAAGCCGCATCGAATTCCAGTTTGTCGTCGAATTCGCCGCGCGCCTCTGCGATCTTCGCTTTCGTGCCGAGTACAAGCAGTTCGTGGAAGTCCTCTTCAAGATCAGGGACTGCCGAGAGATTTGCCGCCGACAGCGCCGCCGGGCGTTTGTTGTAGTAAAGAATTACCTTCCTCCCTTCCGTCTGCTCCGTCGGCATCGGATTCAAAAACAGGTTCGTGTTCGCCTGAATCGAATAGAACTCGTCCGACAAACTGAACCGCTCATTCGACTCGACGGCCACATATCGCAGCGTTTTGTAGTTCTCACTTCCCGGTTTCGTTTCAATGACCACCTGCTTTACGCCAAGCGGGTCGCAATCGGTAGGCAACGGATAGAACGCGAAGCCGGCCACCGTCGTGAACTCGTACGGCAACGCCTCATGCGGCACGTCCTGGAAGATTTGCCGCTGCACCGCATCCATCCAGCCGACTTTCATATCCGTCGTGTAGGAATTGCGGTACGTGTCCACGTAATTGAGCAGTTGTTGGACTGTGGGCATCCGTTATTCCTCCTCATCCACCACCGTGGGCGAATCTCCCCACACAGCCATGATCGCAGCGGCTTGTGCCGGCGGCAGTTCCGCCGCAACCTGTACGCGTCCGCTAACGCTGTTCACGTATGCGCGCCGCCATGGTTCGCCGATCGGGTATTCCATGCCTTCGACTTCGACGTATTTTTGAATTTTCACACTGACACTGTCCTGCGTGAGCATGTCCAGCGTATATTTTTCGTACATGCCGATTCCCTCCTATGAAATGTAATAAACGGCGGTCACCTGAATGCGGGAATTGTTCGCCAAGTTGGCGGCTTGAATTTCGGAACCATTCGCACCATCGATGATATATCGCATGGAAATTGCGGTGCCAACAAAGTACGGGACGATCTGTTTTGCATTGGCAGGAAAAGTTATAAAATCCGTGCGGCCTAATGCGACCGACGCAGACGGCGCATTGGTTGGAGCGAACGGTAACCCTCTGATACGTGCCCCTCCCGCCATGGTCGGGTCTTTAGCCGAAAGAACAACATTTATGGAGGCATAAACAAGATTTCCAATGCGTACATATCTGCCTTCTTGACTTGAATATGTGTTACTTCCGGCGGTACCCGCTCCAAAGATTTCAGGCGTGAATGTACCGTGTTCGTACGGCATATTCCCTTCCGTCCACACCTGACCACCGTCAATTAAGAACGGCCCGTTAGGGACGATTTCCATTCGGTTGGATGCCTTAACGTAGTCATAGATTTTGTAGTGCCCAGTTGCCGGATGATAGCCCGCGACCCACTTGTTTTCGCCCGCCTGATTCCTGAAAAACACCCCGTTTGTGGTGGAATTCGCATCGTTCGATGTTTGGAAAATGATTAGCGGTCGTGCTTTTCCGCCGATGGTCTGATCTCTTGTGAAAGTGTTTTCCGCATCAACTTGTGCCGCATTCTTTATGCTGACTACGGGGATCGTTGGAGATCCTGTCACCGTTACTCCATCCCCCACGAATACAATCCCATCGGTGTTCGTCAGCGTCGTGTAGAAATAGTCGCCGGGTTGGAACCAGACTTCATGCTTCCCCTGAGACTTCGCGTCATCGATGGCCTTTTGAATTGCAGCCGTGCTGTCTTCGCCCGGTTTTGCTCCGTAATTGTTGGCGAGAATCAAAAGGCCGCTCCAAGACTGTTGCGCCGCCAGACTGTTTGCCAGCGACGCACTCATCAATTCGGTGAGTGTTTTGCCCATGCCTTCACCACCTCATGAAAAATCGCCTCCCGTTGAGAGAGGCGAAATGATGCAATCGAACTTCGTTGGTTTAATATGGCAATTCTTCCGACTCCGGCACGTCCCCGCTCACTATTACTGTCTCCCACGAATCGCACGGTTGCTGTTCGTCGTTACGACATACATGATACCTGATGCGATACCATTCAGCGTCCTGTAATTCCAGAGTGATTACGTCCAGAATGTCATCCTTTACATAATTCATCGGATACTCTCGGACTTCATAACCATTAGGACTGTATATCTCGATAGCGTGCCTCATGATTTCACCACCCAGCTAGCGCCTTTAATTGTTGCATTGTTCCTCAACGGAGAGCGGTCGTAGGCAATATTTCCCGCGCCTTCTTGGAGCATCCACAATCCCACTAAACCCGTCTCATTTCCGATGAGCGTTTTGTTCATGCTGTCTTGTATTTCGGTCTGCGTGCGAGCAATGTTCCAAATGCGAACATCTCTGATTTCACCGTTCAAAGGAATCACGGGTCCATTGCTTCTTGCGCCGAACAAAATTCTTTGTGTAGTCTCTTCTGCCGCAGTTCCTACTGTTAGCGCATATTCCGTACCATCAAAATACAGCTTGGCTGAAGTTCCATCCCATGTAACTGCGCAATGATGCCAATTGCCGATAGTAACTATTTGTCCTATGAAATTTTGATGTCCTCTGAGTATAACTAAAAAATACCCAGTTGAATCCCTTGCTATTTGGAACGTCCTATTCATCTGAGAAGCACCTGCACGAGCAATTATTGTTCCCGTTCCTCTGAATTTAAACCAAGCCTCCACGGTAAAAGAGTTTTCAGGCGAAGCAAATAAATTAACACCACCGATTGAGGTTAAACCAGTATCAACCCAATCATCCCCCCCGTCGAACGACAGATCGTATTTTCCGTAGTTATCAATCACATCCAAAAGCGGTTGTAAACTTCTACGAAATCGCGACATAGGAGATACCCTCCCCGCTTACGGATGCGTCGATATAGATGAGGTTTGTATTGCTCACGGGAAGCGTAATGCTGTCCTGCGGGCCTAAGTCCGCCCCATAAACTGTGCTGGATACATCACTCCCACCGACGTAGATACGCCCGGTATTTGTGCGCAATGCTATAATTGTCACCTCACGGCAAGCATAGTTTGGCAATTGCACTCGCGTCCCTGCTGTAGTGACAGTTTGCACCGCGCATTTTATCGCATTACTGCCCGTTAGTTGAACATTAATCGACCCATTCGCGTTTACTGCAAGTTTATTTGTTGGTGTTACCGGATCTTTGATGGTGACATCCGTTGCCGTGACAGCACCGATTTGGATGTCTGTTACCACAGGCAGGGGATTGCTGTTGTCAATCGGCTTCCCATCTTTGTCCGTAATCTTTACGTACGTCATCGCACTCCCTCCCAAATACAGAAAAGGAGGCGCGCCTTTCGCGCCTCCTTCTTTCTGCGTATTGAGTTACCGCAAAACCTTCACTTTCCAGTCGCCCTCGTCCAAGTCCACGGCGCCGCCTGTGTTGTTGGTCAAGGCGATGCTAACTTCGTCGTCGTCGCTGACCCATGGCATGCTCGGAATCAGCCCTTGCAGCGAATACGGAGGAGCCACAAGCACAAAATCACCGAATGCCGCGTCGGGAACGTTGAAGGCAATCACGGTCGTCGCGCCGTCGCTGATGGAAGGAGGGTCCGTCTTGACCACCGCATCGGCGACGACTTCCTTGAACAGCGTTTTGCCGTCGTTGAGAATGATAGGCACTTGCGTCATGCCACATCACGCCCCTGCTCCAGCGCTGCCGACAAGACCGCGGTAATCGTAATAACCGACATCGAAGCGCTTGAATCCGAACACGAAGAAGTCCACCGTCTTCGGAAGCTTTTGCGAGTCGAACCATTCCTTCTCGCGAACGAGGAAGGCCAGGTTCTCGTACGATGAGTCGCGAATCACCCATATGTCGCCTTCAATATAGTCCATGACGATGACTTTGAGCCCCTCGATCACGTTCTTCGTGTTCGAGAGTTCATGCGCTTGCAGGTTCGAGCCGACGATCTCCTTCGCCGTAAATTCGAGATCCGGACCGACGATGAGTTGGTCCGCCCGCGCTTGAATCTTGTGGCCTGCACCGTTCACTTGATTGCGCATTTTCGTCATAGCCGTTTTGAGGTTGGCCGGTGTCAGCGCGCCCGTCGCCAGGTTGTCCAGCACGTCGCTGGAATCCTCAAGCGGATGGTTTGACGCGAACAGCGGCACGCCGTCGTAGCCAACGTTCGTAAAGCCGTTGTTGATCACGTTCGCAGCTTCCGTCTCTTCCGTCGTCCGAAGACCGCGGCCAAGTCCCCGAGCGGAGCCGTCCACGCCGCGGCCGTTGAACACACCGTACAGATCGTCTTTGACGAGCTCCCACGTCACCGTGTACCCGTTGTCGAACCGGCGGGCAACGAACTTTGCCGTCGGGCCTTGGCTCATTTGGTCTTCGTTGATCGTGTTGCCCTCAGTGTTCTCTCTCCACGCCGAAAGGTCACCGATGTGCGGGAAGGTTGCTTCCTTCTCGCGCATCTTGTCAACTTTGAAGATTTTCGGATATTGCAGTTCCTTCTCTTTGTACGAACGCCCGATGATTTTCACATGAATGGGCGTCAAGAGTTCTTGGAAGTTGTCGCGAGTCAGTTTCATGGATTATTGTCACTCCTTATCCGATTAGTTTCCCGTGAACACGCGGCTGGTGACAAGCACGTCTGCCACTTTCGCACCAGTGTCCACGTTGCCGACAACTTGCATGAATCCGTTCGTGGTGGTGTCCGCATCGAATTGATACGGAGTGTCGCCAAGGGCATATTTCGTGCCGATGGCCGGTGTCGCACTGCCCTTGTACGGCGCAACGAAAATCGATTTCGGATTGATGTCCACGAAGATCGTCTCGTCCGCGCCGGGATTCGCGCCCGTCACGATGTCCGAGTCGGACACGCCGAGAACCGTGCCGGACGTGGGATTGCTGGCAGCCACCTTTGCCTTGCCCGTATCCAGCACCACAATGTCGCCCCGATGAATCGTTTGATTGGCCGCCACCGGGAAACGGCGCAAAATTTGACCGGTTCCGTCCAGAGAACCGCGATAAACCAACCGTCTCGTCAATTTCCATCATCCTTTCGGTTTGTAATACTTCGCGTACTCCGCCACGCTTTCGAAAATTCCCATCTTGACGGCCGCCTCCGCAGCCGCTAGAGCGTCCGGCGGAAGATTGACTTTTTGCTTCACTACAGGCGCGCCGCTCGGCGTCGTATCGACTTTCGCCTTCTGGCGCTGCTGCTGTTTGGCAAGGACGCGCTGTTCGATCTCGCGCTCCATTTCCTTCATGCGCTGCCGACCGCGCTTTGCCATGTACACTTCAGCCAGCGTTTGGCCGGTGCGCTCGGCGATTTCCTCGAATTCCTCGCGGAAATCCTCGATGTCGGCGAAGAACGGATCTCTTTTCAACTCGGCGATTTCCTGCGCGTATTTGAGCCTGCGAATCTCCGCCCGCTGGCGCTCCAGCTCGCGCTGTTGTTGGAGTTGCGCCATGGCGAGTTCCGGCGCGATGCCTTTCTCCTTGGCGATCTTTGCGGCTTCCGCAGCGTCGAGTCTCGCTTGCAAGTCCGCAATGTCGCTTACGCCGACGAGTTTCATCAGTTTTTCGGCAATCGCAGCTTGCTTGCGCAGTTCCGCCATTTGCGCTTGCAGACGCTTGCGCTCGGCAATCACGGCCTTGGCAATCGGATTGTCGCCCTTGTCCTTCTTGGCATCGGACTTCTCCGCATCGGCATCCGCGCTCTCAGGCTCAGAATCGCTTTCTGACGCGTCGGAATCTTGTCCGGTGTCATCCCCTTCGGACTGACCTTCCGCGTCTTCTTCGCCGTCCTGTGCGTCGTCAGGGCCTTCGTCAAAGCCGATACCTTCATCCTCGATTTCGATGTCGTTCAGAACGTCGTCCGCGTCGAAATCGTCGTCATTGGAACCGGTACCGGCGCCGCTGGCAGGTCCATCGTCAATCTCGAACGTCTGTCCATCGATGGTGATGGACCGTTCCTGGGCAAACCACTGCAAATCCAGCGTCAACGGAAATTGTTTGATCTTGTCCATGCAAAGAAAACCTCCTCGCCCTTTATCGCGGGGCACTCGAAATGCGATTTTTCGTCAGGAACCGATAACCTGGCTTTTTTGGGCGGTCTGTGCTGACCGAGAAAGCGGCGCTCTTGCCCGCGCCGAAGGGCAAACAAAAGCACCCTCCGAAAAGGAGAGTGCGGGAAATATCAAGCGAACCTTTTTCCAACGAAATAGAAGAATCCGTCTTTGCCTCTGACCACCATCGGCCTTCGGCACTCATCGCATGAATAAATCATCAGTTCTTCGTTCCAAATCTCATCAAGCAAGTCGATGAAATGTTCTGTGTCGCAACAATTAACACGCACATATCTCCCCACCAACTTGCTTTTTGTCATCACTAACCCTTCTTCCGACGCTTCATCTTGTTAACCGTGGCGTACCCAATCCGCTCGGCTTCCGCTTTCGGAACGCCGCGCTTCATCTCGGATTTCATGATGTGCTTCGCCATGCGATCCTGCTTCGCCGTGAACCGTCTCCCTGCTCCGGGCATCGCTTGTCACTCCTTCTCCGCGGCCAGCGCATTACGCACTACCTCGCGCAGCTGTTCATCCGACGCGCCGCCGAAGAACCGAATTTGCCGCTCCCTGAGAAACGCCCTCAGTTCATCGCGGGAAGCCGTCTCAACGTCGAACGGCTTTTCTTCTGCCGCCGCGGGAGCGCTTTGCGGCGGCGGTTCTCGCTTGCCAACCGCACTGATCGTCAGCACCTTGTAGCTGTGCGCAATCGGCTGAAGCCAAAGAATGTACTTCTGCCCGCATTCCGGGCAAGCCGATTCCGAGAACCACTGCGCGTGTCCGCCCCAAAGCCGGTCGTTACCAGCGCCGAACGTCGCTCGGGCATTTTTCAGCGGCGGCCGGATGTCCCGCGCCGTGAACGTATGATTGCAGCAAGTCGTTGTGTTCAAATGCGTAACCGTCACCGTCGATACAACTCCTCCTCAATGTATTCGCGCATGACCAGCGTCGTCGGCCCTTGATAACCGCACGCCGGGCACGTAGCGATGCGATGCTTTCCCCAGCTTCCTTTCCGACCGTTCCCGCGCAGCATAATCGCCTCGCATCGAGGGCAAATCGGATGATCAGCGTAAATTCGCTCGTCGCTGGAGCCAATCAAGGGATGTGCGGCGGCGTGCCGTTTCCAATCATCCAGTGTGATCTTCCGCGTCAACACCTCACGCAACACCTCCTATCCGCGGCATTCTCGGGCTTCCTGTGGCCGTCAGACCATCGACAAGAGGATTGGGCATATCAGACATAGGCGCGGCTCCTGTCGGCGCTCCAGCGGCCCCTGCGGGGCTCATAGCGCCTCCCTGGGCGCGTTGTAATGCTTCCTGAATCATCGCTTGCACCTGGTCCTGCGTCATCGGCGGCTGTTCCTCGATCGGCAGCCCGACGTACTCTTTCAGCAGTTTCCGCATTTCTTGCGGCGTGAGCCGATCAGCCGATTCTTTGATCACGCTGTAGATGAACGCTTTGTTCTGCGGCAGGCCGGCGCCGACCGTCACCGTGATATTCAGCGCAATCTTCTTCTTGATCGGTTCTCGGTTGCCAAACTCATCCGGTTCTCCCATCAGCGGCATGAACTCCGGCGGCTCCGAACCGGGGAACTCGCGCAAAAACGCCTCCTGATAAGAAGGCGTCGCCGGAATCAGCACCGGGATTTGCAGCATGTCGCTCGGGCGGAAGAAATCAAACTCGCCGGGCTTTTCGGTCAGCTCGAAAAATTGTTCCTCCGTCCAATGCAGCATGCAAAGTTCCAAACAATACTCGAACACTTCGGAAAGCGTTTCCTCCAGCAGAATCTTGCTATGGCTGATACCACTGTGTGCACTTTGCTGGAGCGCCAGCGCTTCCGTCGCCGTATCAACGCCCGCTTGTTTTACACCCACCTGCTGGTCCCCAAAGCGTGTCACGATCTGGCGTTCGATGCCGAGCGCCTGGTCGCGGCGCTGGAAGATGTATGCTTGCATCCCCGGCGGCTCCAGCCACTTCATGCCGTTCACGTCGTTGGACGGAATCGCAAGACCCGCCTCGTTCGTCAACTTCTCCGGGTCGATGCCGCTGTTCACGTCAACAATGCGCTGCGGATTCCCCGTGAGCCGCGCGTTGATGCGAATCTGGTCGTCCAAATCGTCAATCAGGTCCTGCGTCTTGATCAGCAATTCCGCCGTCGATTTGCCCCAAACCGTGCCTTCACGGTACATATCCGGCGTCGCGAAGTACGGATACCGCGCGTCCGGGAAGATGCGAACGCCTTCTTCTTCCTCCTCCTGCTTCGTATCCCGCAGAATCACGCCGCATCCGCTCATTTCCACGAGCCGAAGCCGCAATTCGCCGTCCTTCGTTCGATACCGCGTGAAGACGAACATATGCAGGTACGAATCGCGGCTGATTGCGTCCACCTTGCCTTCTTCTTCGCCAAAGATAAGCTGCGCCTCCGCCGGATGATAGCCCGGCTCGATGGCGTTGACCAGCTCTTCAGGATAATGCTCCCGGGCGTAATTCAGCGACCGGTTGATGTACTCGATCACGAACCGGCCCTCTTGGATGCGATAGATGTCTGTCACCGTCGGGTCAAAAAACACATAGGCCGGATTGCACGGTTCGATGCACGGCAGACCAAAGCCGTCCAGCTTGTCCGGGTCAAACAGCACGCGGAAGATGCCTGTGCCGAACTTCTTCCGGCGCCGCTCATGCACGTCCAATTTGCGGCGCATCTTGTTTTGTTCCTTCACGAATTCCATAACCATCTTTGCCCGGTCTGCCCACGGCTTATCAGACGGCCCGCGCGGCTTCGCCTCGATTGCGATGTTCTGTTCGACCAGGTACGCGACTTGCCCCTCGACGTTGGGATTAATGATGTTCGTGTTCGAGGCCGGATCCGTACTCGACTCCGGCGGATTCGCGTCGCCTTCCCAATAGAGATCCACGCGCTCCCATTTGTCGAACAGGCCGCGGTTTTCTTTATCGAGCCACGCCGAGCGGAACCATTCCAGGAACTTGTCTGCTTCCTTGCATTGCTCTTCCGTCATCACATCGACGCGGCGCTTATTCGTGCGGTCGTTCGTGAGAAACGGGAATTCTTCTTCAAACGGGTCGAAACTGGCCACCGAATCACTCCTTTCGCGCAAAATAAAAAAGCCCTGACAACGGCGCTAGGCCATCATCAGGGCTTCGGGAGCCTCTAAGCTATTCCGTTTTGTTTAGCGTCTTGCACCGCGGGCAGATGATCTCCGCGCGGCCTCGGATGCGTCCGAGAAGTTTATTGCACTTGCGGCAGCGAAAGTCGATCATGACGCCGTTCCTCCTAGGGAATCTATTTTACGCTTCCAAATCCTCCAGCCGGCCGCTGTCGCCTTTCGGCTTCACCGGCTCATACAGACCGCGTTTCGTCTTGAAATCCTCATACCGCGTTTCGTACGTCCGCAGCGGATTGCGAAGGCTCGGTTTTACGCGCTTGACTTTGATCGTCTCCTCGTCCGTAGAGAATGGGGGCGGGATGCTCTTCGCTCTTTTGTCCGTCACTAAAAACGCGCCAAACATCGCCCCGACGGCGAAGATGAGAAGCGCCGAAATCACTTCCGCAGCATATTCCATCCATTCATGGCTTTCCATTCCCCACGTCCCCCTTCGCAAAACTGGCGATAAATCCGCACGCCTCGCAGCGGTAGTGACTCATCCGCGTCGGCCGCATCCCGTCCGCTTTCCAATGCGGATAGCCCAAGTCCGTGCGCGACTGACGCCATGAAGTTCCGCCGCAAATGGGGCATTTCATTTCCCCCGGTTCCATCACAACACCTTCCTGATCTCGTATTTACTGAGGCCCAAATCCTCCAGCTCCGTCGGAGTGTAAAACTCGCCTGGAAGCCGCCGTTTTTCCTTCGGCACAAACCGATATTGCAGACGATTCAGCGCCTGACTCATCGCGTCTACCTGGTCGTCATGCGCGCCTTTCGGAAACGCCGCGCACTCGTCGATGAATTCCTCGACCCACGGCTTGCCGCGCGGCAGATAGACGTTTCCCGCCTCGATCTCCGGCGCCACCGCAGACACGCGAGCAACCTTTCCGCCTTCTGGCTGTACGGGCACGAGTCCGCCGACTTTGGTCCGCAGCATTTGTATGACCGCCGGGCCGTTAGCTTTGTCCTCGATGAGCTTAAGCTTCGCTTGCGGCCATTTTGCGGTCATCCGCACAATCGCATCCATCGTCTGCACGATGTCCATGCGGTCGCGTACCTGGTCGATCAGATATTTGTCCGCGCCGATCCTTCCCCAGACTTGCCCGACCACGTAGTCGCTTCCGTCGCTGTCTTTGAACGCGCAGTCCCATGACTGAATCATCTCGTCAAACCGCATGAAGCGCGGGTCTGTGTCGTAGAACTGCCACCACTCGCGCTTGAGCATCGCGCCTTCTGCGGCGCTCGGACGTTGTTGGTAGAGCGCGTTAAAGAAGTATGTCCCGACGGCTCGCCGCGTCTCTTCCAGCCGCTTTGCATCAAATCCGCCCTCCGGCCAGAGCGCTTCGCCCGGTTTGCGTCCGAGCACATCGTCAGCTTCTGCGAACGCCGGGAAATTGATCACCGTCCAGCGCTCGCCTTCGTGCGTGCCCTCGGCGATCTCCTCGTGCTCCTTCCGCAGCAGACGGCCAATCAAGTCGTCCTCGTGCCAGCGCGTCGCAACGATGATGATGCGGCCGTCGCTCGTCAGCCGCGTAAACAACGTCGATTGGTACCATTCATAAATCTTCTCGCGAATCGTCTCGCTCGCGGCTTCTTCGGCGTTTTTCAAATAGTCGTCGATGATCGCTATTCGCGCGCCTCGCCCGGTGATCGGACCGCCGATGCCGGCAGCATTCAGCCCGCCTCGATGCCCGGCAATGCTCCAGCTCTCCGCGCTCTGGTTGTTGCGGTCAATCGCAACGCCCGGGAATACCTCCGGCCGCGCCGCTAACGTGTCGCGAGCAATCCGCGAAAAATCGCGCGCAAGGTCAATCGAATACGACGCAAGGATGATCTCGTCGTCCGGATTGCGCCCGAGATGCCATGCCGGGAACTTTTTGGATACGCGCTCGGATTTCCCGTGCCGCGGCGGCATCGTCACGATTAGGCGCTTGATTCGGCCTGCGCTCACATCCATCAACGCCCGATCCAGCACGTCCAGATGCCGACCGGGCTTGTCGCGGAATCCGCTGTCGTAGTCGATAAAATACGAAAAATCGACATACGCGCGGGCCGCCTGTACTTCGGCGAGACTAGGAAGATGAAGCTGTTTCTTCATGTCGCCGCATCTCCTCATATTTCTGACGCACCCACGCCGGCAGATAGCGGTCGATTTGCTCCTGGAACAGCAGGTACAGATTCAGCGGCAGATACCGGCTGCTGAAAAAATAAAGAGGATTCATGTAGTATTGCGTCGTTTCCGCGTCCTCCGTCCGAATCTTCACGCGCGCTATCATACCTGCTCGTATCATACGGTTTAGCCAGGTTATGAACCGTCGGTGTGGCATCTGAACGATCTCGGCCATGTCCTCCGGAGTCATCGGCTTAATTCCGTTGCGCGCCCGCTTTCCGATCATATTCGTCGCGCCTACAATGCATCGACTCAACAAAAACAAGCGCGCAATGTCCTTCATGCTGAAATCGTCAGGAAACGAAATGTCCGGGAAAATGCGGACGTTGCGTTTGTTCAAAAAGAGCATGTAGCCTTTTTCCTCGTTGAATATCGTAAATTCGACGATTTTCGATCGCTCAAACTCGATTTCCCCGGTTTCCTCGTTAATAAGTTGCTCGCGTTTTACCCTCTTCATCTCAGCAACTTCCCCCCATTTCCGGCGCTCTATCCCCTCCTTTGTCATGCGCAAAAATCTGCGCAAAATTAACCGATTTTGCGCAAAAAATTGCGCAACATAAAAATGCCGATTTTCCTTGTAATGACAAGGTTTTTCGGCATTTTCGGCGCTCAAAAATGCAGTTAGACTATATTAAGCATTATTATTAGTCTCGCGCATTCTCCGCCGCATCTTCGGCCGACTTCCGCAGCAACGTTTCAAGCTGCGCCAGCTCCGCCGCGTCAAGTTTTCGCAGATCATGCCGCACCTCGTGCGTCATGCTGCCGCTGTGTTCGATTTCTTGCTTGTCCCTCCAGTATTGCGGCCGGCGGTTTTTCAGCCACGCCATCGCTGCCCCGGTATCCGGCGCAACTTCTTTTACGACGCGCTTGGTGACAGCTTCTTTGCCGTCTTTACCAGGCTCAACGGTGATCTCCTCGTACTGGTACCCTTTTGCACGTTTGTACAGGCTTGCGGCCACTTCGGTGTCAGCCACCAGCTTTCCCCTTTTTATGGACTCAAGAAATTCCGGATACTGGCTTTTCCACGTGTTCAACGTCTGCTCACTCACACCAAAAAAGTCCGCCAACTCCCTATCCGTCGCACCCAAAAGACACAACTTATATACCTGTTCCGCATATTCCGGCTTATATTTGCTCGGCCGTCCGCCAATCCCTTTCCTGCTTTTCTTCTCCACATCATCCGCCCCCTCCAAACCTTTTCACTATATGACACTTCGTAAGACAAAAAACCGCACATTTTAGCGTTTCGCAAAATTTGTTCACAAATTCGTAACAATTTGTTCGTTGCACGTTCGTTTTACGGTGTGCTATTATGGAGCCAACAAAGGCCGGCAGCCGACAAAAGGGCGGCGGGCTGAAAGGAGGGCAATCACATGGACGTTTTCGAACTGTATCAAAAGGCGCGTAAGATTTACGAGGCGATCAAGGACGATTATGACCGCGTCGGAATCCGCTTTGAAAACAAGGATCGGGCCGTGGGTGAAACGTGCGACTGGAGCCGTCATAACCCGTACCGCGATGATGAACGGGATTTTCCCGACTATGAGTCCGACGAGTACGCCGAATTGCCTGTGCTCGACGGCACCAGCGCCTGGGATTTGCGCCTGCTGGATGACGATTATTTCCCCGGTTTCGGCGACACGCGCCGCCTGACGTGGATTAAACCCGGAAATGATGTCCGCAACTACGTGCTGGCTCAACACTGCTACATCATCGCCGGAAACGATCCTGGCCGCCATGACGACCCGGACGAAGGCGAAATCCTCATCCGTGACGCTGTGGTTATTGCAAAACTGTTTTGATCGTCACCGATCGCGGGAGACCGCACATGACAGGACGACAGCCGACGACAGGGCGGCGGTCCAGAAAGGAGATGAGGAATATGGAAAAGATTACTATCAAGGTGGAAAACAGCAAGTTTTACGGCGAAGGTGAGCAGAGAACATGGGAAGATTTGATCGAAGAAATGGCTTTGAAAGTAGAGGGCTGGGCTGGCTACGAAGTAGACCAATCCAGCTACATCGGCGGAGCGCGGCACATGTGGGGAACACTAAACGATGAAAACTTTAAACCGATCTACAACTTTTACGCGGTTGTAACGGCTGAATGGGGCGAAGCCGAAGTAGAGACCATCAACGAATGAAGCCCGCCGGTCCAGCACACCGACGAGCTTCGGGGAGAGTGACTTGCGCAGCCGCTCTCCCCTCCACTATACCACATTCGGAGGGATTTATCCATGAAAATCATTGACGACATCAACGCGCTTGGCTTCGAAGACTTGGCGAACTGCTACGACGACCTGTATTTCCGGGCACAAAATATCCGCCTGAAACAATACCGAGACTATGCGGGGGCAGTCGAACTCCACATTACCGATCTGACGAACGCGTTGAAGCCCGGAAAAGACGTGACGCATTACATCTTTAAGGGCCCGATGTGGGAAGTACTGTTCTTCACCTACGACGAACCGGTTTCGTCGGTGCTGGAACGGTTGTATCGGCAGAAAGTGCGCGGCGTCGAATATCGGACGCGGACGCTGAAATCCATGCGTGTGTTCAGTCCGTTCGTGAAAGCGAAACCTCTCACGCCGCCGTCGAAGTGGACCCTGCAGCACGTCTGGAAAGCGATCCTTGCCGGGCAGATCACAGCGGGACGAACGGACTTGTACCTTACTGATGATTACGCCTGGGATAACGCCACGAACTTCGGCCGCGGCGAAGTTGACATTATGGCGTTCGCGCGGAAGATCATCGAACACCCAGACGGCTGGCGTGTCCGCATTGATCGAGAGGACGAACGGCGGATTTTCCTCCGCGTGCATTGTCACAGCTTCGATTACAAAACGTTGGTTTTTGCGAAATGAGGCGGCGCACATGACTACTGCCTTCCTCTTCTGCGTCGTGATGTGCGCGGCTCTTGCCGGCCTGACGCTGATCGCGTGGGTCGGCGACAAACTCGAAGATGAGGGCTAGGGACGAGGCCGAGAATGCCGGCCGGGGGCATTGCGCCCCTTCCGCTCAACCTCGGAAACGAGGAAATGAATAAGGAGTTGATTCCAATGAAAATTGGGCTGATTCGCAGCCGGCGTCCTTTGCCGGCCAAACGATGCCTGGTCGAACAGACGCACGCTGTCCTGGAAGGGGCGTGAGGCCTCTCCCATGTTTTTCACAAGCAAGGACATTATTCGTGAATGGGGTCTGCCAGCGCATCGCTTCTATGCTATGCGGCGCAATCGGCAGTTCCCTAAGCCCGACAAAATAGAAGGCCGCACAGAATATTGGCATCAAAAGACGCTTGAACAGTTTTTCCGGATCTTGAACCGTGTAGAGGCGGGAAAATCAAAATACTACATCAACTACGAAGAACGACGCGCAAAGTACGTCCGCGAGGCGAGGCAAGCCATCGCGAAGTACAACATTCGCACGCCGTTCGAGTATCGAGAACTGGAGCAAAGCGGCGGTGCAAAGATGCCGAAGACCACGACATTGTTCTGCTACTCGATCACGTTCGAAGAACTTGTTAATGTCGGTTGGTTGGACGACGACGATTGCCGCAAGATGCTCCAAGCACTCGAAGAGCGAGACATGCGCGTCGATGAGTTATCGTTACTAATCGGCGCACACCTGCGCACGGTCTACCGAAAACTGAAAAAGCTGACCGACGCCGGATACGCCGTTCAAACAAAACGAGGGATTGTGTCCCTCAGAAACAAGAGGAGGAATTAGACATGGCTAAAACCCACACCGGCTTTCGCATACGGCCCGAAGTGCTTGAACAGTTGGACGCCCGAGGCCCTCGATCCACGATTGCGGATCGCGATCTGGAACGCCTGTATGCGCTCTATGCCCGGGCGCTCCAGCGCGTCGTGCCGTCGTTCAGCATCGACGAACTCTGCCTCATCGTCGATGCGTTGAACGGCACCTTGCACGACGTTCGCAGCGGCGTGCGGTTCTGGATCGGCGTCGAGGACAGCATCGAACTGTACGGCTTCGATGCGAAGTGGGGCGTAGACGGCCGCGCGCTCATGGAGAAACTCCGCACGCTCGATGATCTCGCCTGCATGGCGATTGTGGACGCGGCGGAGCGCTTTTGGGCAGGGGAAAAATACCGCGATCTGGACATCCGGGACGCGGTCAAAGAAGTTTTCGGAAAAGGTTGAGTTTCAATGCCCCGCCCATCCAAACTGCACGGCCGGGAAGCGGAACTGATTGAGTTGTTCCGTTCCGGCCTTTCTTTGCGTGAAATCGCCCGGCGCCTTGGCGTTACGCAGGATACCATTTCTCGCGCGTTGAATCGGCTTGGCGTGCGGCGCATTGTTCCGGACGAGGAGCGCGAAGCGAAACTACGGGGAGCGTTCGAGGCTATGCGCGGCACGCCAGATTTTGATTACGCGCTCGGCATCTGCTGGGGAATCGGTTCCGTTGTCGGCGACAAGTTTGTTGTTCGGCACAAGGAACGAGACATCCCCGAAGCTGTGCAGCGCGGTTTTGCATTGCCTACGAAAACATTTGAGATGTCCGGTTCTTTTCGCGTCGCCGTTCCGGTTTCTCATCCAGCTGTGCAATATTTGAAAAGCCTCGGCTGGTCCGGGCGCTGGAACCATGAGCGCGGAATGCCTGTCGGCGGAACGTTCTCGCTCTATCATTTTTTTCGCGGTTACGTCCGCGTCCATCACAGCATAGGCCTCATCCGCCGCAAAGCTGGGCTGCGTGAACGCCTCCGCATCTTCGGAGCACGTGAAATCATGGAAGCGTTAGCAAGGTACTTGCATGATGAAGTCGGTGTATCAGAGCGCCCTCCCTATCCTCATGCGCAAAGTAATGCCGCGTGGACGCTGGAATACTACCTCGAAAGCGAAGCAGATGCCATTTTGAGGTATTTCGCCCTGCGGAAGGAGTGAAACGTTGATGGATAACGACAAAAATAGATGAATTTCCCGAAGGAATCGACAAACCCACTTGCCGAATAGGTAGGTGGGTGATTTTTTATGGCCGTCCGAAACCGATTGAAAGAATTACGTCACGATCATCGCATGAATCAAGTGGAATTTGCCGAATTCCTCGGCCTCTCGCAGTACCAATACAACCGGTATGAGAACCAAGCCAGGCAGCCGACACTTGAGATCGCCTTACAAATCAGCGCAAAATTGAATCGCACCGTCAACGAAATTTTTTATCTGGTCGATGAACCGGACAGGCAATAATTATGACAATATGGCATACACTGTACTAAACAACCGAAAGGAGTTGGGTACAGTGAAAGAAGTCGTGTATCACTTCGAGTACGACGGCAATCGGATTAAATGCGTCCGTGCTGTCGAAAAGAAGCAGGAGACGCCGCGGGAGAAGGCCGCGCCCTGGCTCGTTATCTTGCTCGGCATCATCGCCGCGATTGGAGTGATGCGCCTGTGACACCGCAACCGTTCCATGAACGCTTGGCGGAACTGTGGATCATCAACAAGCAGCGGCCGCTGACTCCGGAGGAGATGACGGAAATCCAGCACTGCTTGGCGGCCAATGTCAAATACTGTTGGGAACACGCATACTTGGCGAACCTCTCGCTGATCGCGTCCATGACGGAAGATTGGGCATGGCAGCACGAAATCTGCGCGGAGATTGACCGACTGGATGCCGGGAAGCCGAAGCGTCCGCGGTCCAAGAAAACTTCCAAAAGCGACTCCTGACCAAAGAAAAGAGCCTGCGCCTACACAAGGAACAGGCTCGTATTTTTTGCGATTTCGATTTTCTGCCGCGCCCTCTCGACATATACCTGCACCGCGCCCTTTGCTAAGTGCAGCTCCCGCGCGATCTCCCCGAAACTCATCCCGTCAACCACATGCATTACGAAACATTGGCGCTCGCGCATAGTCAGATCGCGCATCGCCTCTTCGATACGAAACCGATCATCGTCTGTAAGCCCCGCTGTGATCGTCTCGCGCTCGATAGACCAGCCGTAAGGGGAATGATACCGGTCTAGCCATTCGGGCGCCCACGGGCGCTCGTAGCGCCTCTCAACGCCTTTCAGCGATTTAGGATTGCGCCCTGTCTCCAGCCACTGAAGCGCGAACTCCACGTCCCCGAGCATGCTGCTGATGATTTCGCGGTCTGCCGCATCCTTTGTTTTCTCTCTCAACTTTTGCAGTCCGCGACGCGCAGCCCGATATTGTGGTATGAGATCGACCACTGATTCGTTCCAATGCCCGACAGCCATTCCCCGACCCCTCCCCTGCATGCTATAATAGGAGTCGGAGATTCTCTAAGGCTTCCCGCACCGCCGACCAGGCAGGTGTGGGATTTTTACGTTCTTTTCCACCCTTTTCTGCGTCCACGATAGTATTCCATCAGCTCTGCCGCGTTCGCTTTTCGCACTTTCATCCCTCGGGCAACGCCTTCCTGGTATGCGGCTTCGATCATGCGAAAGAATGCCTGGAAATGGCGCCGTCCTTCTGTCTCGAACCACTCCTCTTCCAGCATGAAAATTGCTCCTTTCCGTTTGGTCAGGATATCCTCACCAAATTCCCGTTTTTCTCCATGATGAATTTTGGTTTTTGTACCGCTTCTTCGCCCAAAAACACATGCTTCCTCGCTTTTTCGATAACAGCTAAAAGCATCTCATGTTCCTGCTTGATTTCCGCCAACTCCCTTTCTTTTTCTTGCAGTTTTTGTTCCAGGCTCCTGATATACTCATAAATGTCCCTGGCGCTTAACTGTTTTTCCTCGCCGGATTTGATCAGTTCTGCTTTTTTGTGTTTCTTGTAATACCGAAAATGGCAAGCATATCTGCTTCGATTCAGTTTTTCGCTCGCATCTCCAATTCCGGCATAGACGCTTTTCCCTTGCGAAACTGCGTTTTGTACGCATTCCAACAAAACCTGATCATCTTCCTTAGTCCATCTCATGTCGAATTGCCTCCCATATTTCTTCTAACGGATACTCCCACAACCCAAGCCGTCCTTTCGTTGGAATCGGCTCGGGCAGCCGCGCACGTCTCGAAGTTCCAATGCGTAGCGGCCGGGCGTAAAATCTCCGAAATGAATCACCTGCAAGTTCAATCTGCCGATCGCAATGTTCTATAATCTCTTGTGGTGTCACTCCACCGTCCCCCCGATTTCGCGGAGGATGTTGCGGGCGCGTTGGCCTTTATCAAGCGTTATCGGCGCAAAGTCGCCCAGCACGCGGCGCTTAATCTCGTGCGTGTCTTCGTCCGCATACCACCGCAACACCTCGATCAGCTTGTTTCGTTCCTGACGCAACGCCCCGATTTCCTGTTGGGCGGATTGGAGTTGTTCCTGCAACTTCAAAATCTCGTCGATGTACTCCAGCGCCTCGGCCACTGGCGTTACGCACATTTGCCTCGGGAGCATCTTGAGTTCTTCCCGTATCTGCTTCCATGACTTTTCACTCATCCACCGCTCACCTTCTCGCGTCGGATTTCGGCCAAGGCGTGGAAAATGTTCTGCTTGATGTCCTCTAACACTTCCAACGCTTCATGCGGCGTTAACCCGTCTTCGTCTACCATACCTGTTAATCCAGCGACGACCAGTTGATGATTCAGGTTGTTCAGGTTCATTTTGGTTCTGCTCATTCCACCGTCACCCCGATTTCGTGAAGGATGTCGCGGGCACGTTGGCCGCTGTCGTCTATGATTGGCGCGTCTTGATCGAGATAACTCGTTCGATATTCGTAATTGACTGCATCCGCATACCACCGCAACACCTCGATCAGCTTGTCGCGTTCCTCGCGCAACCGCTCGACCATTTCTCCAAGAAACACGGAACCCTCAACTTGCCTGTCGTATTGCCCTTTCCAAAAATCCCGTTCCTCCCACAGTTTCCGGCTTTCTTCGCGTTCGCGGTCGAGGTCGGATAGGAGGAAACGGACCCAATACTCCAAATCTGCAAAAGCAGTTATGCGGCAAGATCCTAATTCAACACGTCCCAACGCTTCCCGAATCTCCGCGATCTTCTTTTCCCGATCACTCATGCCCGTCGTCCTCCTTCGTTTACTTTCAT